ACCAGAAACAAAGAAAAAACCAAGTGCTAAAAGATTATCGAATAAAGTAAATAGAAAAAAGCTAAAAAAAGAGGCTGATGAACCTAATCCAAAAGGTTAGGTTTCTTTACAGCCCCTTTATTCACTTTCTCTGGTTACGTCTTTATAAACGTAAGAAGCAATTTCTTTTTGTTCATCGGTTAAAGTTGCATAGCCATCTGCACCTTTTCCATTAGCACCGTAAGTAATACTTGCCTCAACATTGTCTTCAGCACTAGATGATAGTGATAACTCCGTGATGTATCCTTGATAATATTTAGATTTATACTTATTCTTATTTGCATCAGTACCCGGTTCGGCTAGATTGACTTCCCAGCATTCTACTAATTTATCCTCAAGCATTGCTGTTTCTAACTTATCAATCATCTTATCGCCTTTGCGTAATAATGATGTGCTTGTGATTTCAATTTCAGCAGCTCCTGGTGTACGAATGTTTCCATCTTTTGTAGTTGTTGAATCAGCATCTTTTGATGCACTTCTCTCATTTTCTGTTACAAAAGCCAAGGCACCGGCATTTTCGGTTTTTGAATCTTCAGCCACTCTAAATAAATAGACGAGTTTTTTCCCTGAAACAGTTTCAGGTGTTTCAGTGCCAGCAAATAATTGTAGATTCATTTTATTGATCACTTCTTTTTTCCTCCTTTACTAGAAGATTTGAACTCCAACTCTAGTACAACATGCATAAGTGGTATTTTAGTTGTTGTGTCTTCCAAAATCCTTTGTTCGATATTTCTAACCTCCCACTTATAATTTGTCGTGTATTCTAATCTTCTTGCTATATTTTTAATTTTCAAAGCTATGTTTGAAACAGTTCCTCTTTTTTTAGGTGAATCATTCCACACATGAATGGTTTGATACACGTTATTGAAGATTGCTGTTTTATTGCCATAATCATCAATTTGTTGACTATCAGCAAGATAAATAAAAGGATATGGTGTTCCTTCTGGTGGCATAAATCCATCAAACACCATATCCTGATATTCTTTTTTTAATGTTACTAACAAGTAACTGAATAATTCTTGTTGAGGATCCATATCACACCTCATTTCATTAATTTCTTTAAATATCTTTTGAAGATTTCTTTTTGAATGTTGAAAGATGGCCTTACAAATGGCTGAGCCGACATGAAACGTGTTCCATATTCAAGGTACGGCGAATAGTATGTTGTTGGTTCGACTATTGTTGTTAAATTTGAATCAGTGAATGTACAACGAATACTTCTCTTAGTTGTACCTGTTGCATATCCTTTAACGAAATTTGCATTTCTTGTCATTAGAGTTTGCAATTCAGCGCCATTCTTTTTAACGACTGTTCTAGCATCATCGAGAGTAGCGTTTTTTTTGAGTTTAGTTTCCAATTCCTTGATGCCTGTAATTTTAATACTTCTACCCATTTTGTACCTTATGAACGATAAATGAATGTTTATTTCTAAACGTTCTAGAATAATCCACTCGATAAATCTTATTGTCAATCCTAATAGAATCATAGGGCTTATCATAATGGTTTTGAATATGAATTGTTTTGCTTCCTTGCTTGATAGAACCATAAACAACTTGCATCGTTTCAGTTCTTGTATCCATGACAGATGCCATTACACAAGTTTCTTGAATTGTATCCTCTCCATAATCTCCGGTAGCAGGATCATACTCGCCTTGTGTAACTCTTTGAAAATAAACAGGGATGTCATATCTCATAAGAATTTGACAACTCCTTTTACTTCATTCTTCTTGTTTTTCCATACTTCTATGTCATTCGAATACCCTTTAAAATCATTGTCACTGAATGACATAGTTTCTCCTTCAACTGAATGACTTGTTACACCTTCAGAACCAATCTTGTTATATCTAACAATTGAAACTTCAGTAACGATATATTCTAACTCGCTTGGTACTTCTTCAACATCCAATAGTGTTTTTAAACGATTAGTAGTAAGACGAATAATCACATCTAATGTCCTGTTAGGTTTTTCTTCAGGAAATCCTAATAACGCAGTTACATCATCAATAATTGCCATAACTATTCACTTTTAGCTTTTTTAGTTGTTTTCTTAGGCGTTTGCTTTTCATCTTCTACTTTATCATTTTCTTCAATGTTTTTTTCTTCATCCTCAATATAAGTGATGAGTGGTGTTTCTAGTTTATTTTTTGATGTTGCCAACTCAATGATACGTTCCCTAGATGGTTCAAAACCATCTCTAGGGTACATATCGCCAGCATTGTAAATATGATCATCATCTGTTAAATCAACGAATCTTTTAATTGCAACATACATTAAGCAGCTTCTCCTGGAGTGATTGTTCCTTTGAATACGCCATCAACGTATTCAACAAAGAATTTAACACCACACATTAATAATGTTTCAATTGTTGCATTGTCTGTTTTAGAAGTGTGAACCATACCTACTAGACCTGTGGTATCACTTGTTAAGCCAAATGTATCAGCAACATCCCCATTGTTTGTTGGAATATAAGCACCCGCAATGTTTTCTTTGGCAGTACCATATACTGTACCTTTTTCTAATTCAGGTGAAACGATGACATCACCTAAACCTAAGAAATCCTTTAAGTATGTGAATCCATAAGCAGTTTGTAAAGTGATTTCTTTTGAACCTAAATATTCTGCAATATCATCTGTAGATACAAAATAAATAGGTGTAACTGTTTCATCTTTATAATGTTTAACTAATTCTCCCCACACTGCAGATAAGGCAGATTGTAAAGTTTTACCAGTAGCAGTACCAGTACCTTCTTTTAATGTAGAATAGAAAGTCTTTTTGATTTGTCCTTGAATGACACCGACCATTTTTTCATCAGTTTGGTTAATTGCAATATTTCTACCTGAACGTTGGATTGCTTCTGCAGTAGTTGATTTACGATATTTTTCTAATGTTAAATCAATATCTTTAATTTTCTTTCTAGTTACTTTAGTTAAACCGATTGTTTCACCTTCTCCAACTTGAGGAGCAACTGTACCAACCTCCATTTTATAGATTTTGATTGTTGTTCCTGAAGACATTGGTGTTAATTCAGTAACCCCTAATAAATCTTGTAATTCATTGATATTTGAACTGATTCTGGAAGTATAGTCAATTGAAATACCCGGTTCTAAATCAGTTGTGGCTGTTGTACCTGTTGGTGCAGCAAATAATTGTAAATTGATTTGTTTTCTCATATATTTTTCTCCTTTTTATCTAAATAATTCAGGATGTTCAGCCATTGCCTTTTGACGTTCAGATCTATTTTTGATTTTTAAGATATCTTCTTTTGTCAATTCTTTTGAACATCCTTTAAGCGAGGAGTTTTTCCTCTTAAAGCTTCAGCTACAGCTTTTTGAACAGCATCATTGAAGTTTTTAACAAAATTTTCTACATTTGTTTTTGTTGTTTCAGCGTCTTCAGCTACTAAATTCCCTAATAATTCATCATTAACAACGATTTTTGAATCATTTAAGATTCCTCTAGCAACTTTTGTCATTGCTCCAATAGCTTTTTCTTTTTCATAACCGGCAATTTTCTTTTGAAGTTCTTCCATTTCATGCTTTCTTTTTTCTTCTTCGGTCATGTTTTTTAATCGTTCAGCTTCTGCAGCTTTTGCACTTTTTTCTTTTTGCCTTTTTTCCCATTCAGCAAATTTTCGATTGATGATGTTGTTTACATCTTCATCAGTGTATTTTTTATCTTCTTTTTCATCATCACCTGATTTATCTTCAGGATCGTCAGTTCCACCTGAACCACCTTCTCCGCCATCATCAGCGAATAACTGTAAATTGAAGTTTCTTTTATGAGATAATTTTAATAATTCTTCTAATTCTTTTTTCATTTTTTTATCTCCTATCCGTATCTTTTAGAGAGTTACACGCCTGCTCTTCTCCGTAGCTTAAAGTTTCCACGCCTGACTCATCCATATCTTTTAAAGTCATAAATGCTTGGACAAAATAAAAAGCGCCACATGCGCTAATTTTTGATTTCTAATTGTACATAATCAGGGTAAGTATGACTTACCTCTCTACATCCAATTACAAAGCCATTAACTAATGTAATTGACTTACATGTTGGATGATATACACCTATATATCCCTCTCCTTTTTCTAGAGAGGTTTTTATTTTATCTTTGGTTGATTCTTCCAAGCTATAGCAAAGTGTCTGTAATAGCGTAGAAATTGCAGAACAGACAATATCATCACCACATGTGTTGTAATTGGCATGGCCAATGCATTTAATTGCTATATGTTCTTTAGAAATTCCAACTGTAATCTTGATCATATAAGTTCCTCTTTAAGAAAATAAAAAGCAATCATCCTCGATTGCCATATTTCTTCTTATTTCGTTCTAATGATTTATTTTTAAATTTAGGCGGTGGTACATAACAGTCATATTTTTCATGACGAATACGTCCACAAATCATACACATGTATTGTATTTTCTTTACAATAACACGTCTTTTCTTATCAAAGTATTGAACAGTATGATATTCAAATTCTTGATGGTGATGTGGTCTTAACCCTTCAGCCATAGAAACCCTCCTTTCTTAAAAAAAGTACAAAAAAAGCAAGTCGTTTAAACTTGCCTTAATTATTTAATAATTGCTCTATAAATAATTTTCCTTCATTAGTCCATTTCAACCAACCGTGAAAATCTTTAGTATATCCTTTGTTTTTATATTTCCTATATAAATACCATCTACCCTTACGAGTATATTGCACTCCTGCATTATACAAGAGCCTATTTAAATCTCTAGCACTTGTATTATGTTCCTTAGCAATCTCTTCAATAGAATATAGCCTATTGCCTTCTGGCCTGTTACATCCAAGTTTTAATTTTAATTGCTTATTTTCAAATGTTAGCTGTTCATTCAGTTTCACTTCACTAACCAACTGTTCAAGTGCTTCAAGATAATTGTTAGGCAGAACTGGTGCAGTTATTTGTTGCTTAATATGTTTTTCCATTTCTTCAAAACGATTAACATATTTAGCAGTAAAGATTACACCTTTTTCTCCAGTTAACTTGTTTGCTACCATTTCACAACCTTTCTTAGTTAATAGGTAGCAAGGTTGTTCTTTGTTTTGACTATTGATATATGTTCTTGGTACGAAAAAATCTTGACTCCTTAATTTTGAGGAGTCCAATATTTGTTGATAATTCCTTATCTTTTTTACCAAATTGTCATGACGCACTTCAATCATTTCAGCGACTTCTCTACTGTCGATTGTTTCGATTGTTGATGTGTTCATTAATTGATTATCCATTGAAAGCGCATCCTTTCTTTTGTGCTTTTGCACCTTGAACATATCCAAATACAAAGAATTTACAAATTAAGTCAAAATGTCCTTTACTTGCTTTTTCTATTTTTCTAATATCTTCAAAAGTTAGATCATATCTAGTGTTTAACTTTCCTTTTGCGTTTTCAATTGCTTTTAATGTGTTTAATCTTCCCATTGTTTTTTACCTCTTTCTTTAATTGTTTTCCAAGGCAAAATGTAGTACAATAATCTTGCCTCTTTTGGCAATAGTTAGTTGTAATGTTTGGTCACGGAGCAACTAACTATTTTTTTATGCTTTCATAAACCTTTTGAATACCCAATGAAATAATTTCAGTTTTGGTTAAATTCAATTTCTTTTCACATTCATCAAGCATTTCTTTTTCATCTTGAGTAAGTCTAACACCAATTCTTATATTTTTTGGGTTTTCTGTAGGTCGTCCAGTTCTTGGACTCATATAGTCAACTCCTTTCTTTCAACTTTTGTACAAACAAATATTAATATATGTACAAACAAAAGTCAAGAGCTTCTTTACAAAATAAAAACCGACTACTTATCGGCTTGATTATATCAGTTTGTTAAATATCCATTTTCATATAAAAATAGCATTTCATCAGTGCTAAGGTAATCAAAAAGTGTTTCAATATGACCATAATCTTCTGAAACATCTTTAGGGATAGCGGGTTTAAATTCTTTAGGAATAAAACCTAACTTATCACATATTCTTTTATATTCAGTTTCAATTGCTTGTTTATTCATTTGATATCACCTCTATTATTACCCCTGCATCTTCAAACATCTCTTCTACTCTTTTAGTATATCCATCTTTTTGTAAAACATCAAGTGCCAGAGAAGCAATATTTATGTTGAATTTATCACTGTTTTTTATTAGATATTTATATATATTACCATTATGACAAACAACAAGTCCAAACAAATATTTTCTTTTACCTGCTACCACTAAATCATTTATGCTTGGTACACTACTTCCTGGATGATTATGCATACCAATAATACTATAATCGTCAATTTCATCTAAAAACTTAGACATTTCTTTAGTAGGAACACAACTGAAATCAATGTTTCTTTTGTTGCTGATAAGTGTTTTACCGGTTTTGGTATCAATGTATGCTAAGTCTTCGTATTTTGTTCCTGATCTATGTTCAAGAATCTGTTTTGCAAGATAATAAGCATTTCTATTAACATTTTTATCATTTGATAATTTATCAAATTGTCTTCTAAACTTACTTGAATTCAACATATTTTTACTTACTACAGAATTTTTATAAGACACTTTCTTACTTGATTCAGTCTCTTTGGTATTCTTTAAAGTTTTATATTCATCCAATCTCAAACTGTGTTTTCCATTTGCAAGTCCATCAAGCCATTCATCATAGATTTTTCTATCCATATGAGGCCCAGTTGAACAATGACAGTTAGGATGCATTGGCGGAGCGTTGTCTCCAACGTTCATCCGATTTATTGGAAAAATCTTACCATCCAGTACCCTGCAAGTATCACACGCATCACCGATTCCACATGTTATATATTCATATTCATCAAATCCATTGGCTTCATATGATTTTTGCTGTGCGGCAATTTGAACTCTAGCAAGTTCAGTCCTCATTAATCGTTGTGCATCACTGATTTTAACATTGAAACGTTTTCTTAATAGTCTGGCTAATTCATTAGGATTTTTTCCTTGGATAAGTCCTGTTGCTAGCAAACTTTCAAGATCATACTTTAGCAAATCTTGATGCATCCAAATCCTATCGCTGAATGTTGCATTGTGAAATGATGCGTTGACAATTGAATGTACTGTATCAGCATTATCTAAAATTGTTGATCCTAAAATACCAGCTTGTCTTTGTATTTCATCAAGTGTTCTATTTTCAAGAAGTTCATCCATGTATTTTTCCAATTCATCATGGCCACTCACTAAAGCTAAACCAATATTCGCTTTTAACAATTCAAGTCTATTAACTTTCATTGTCAAATTGTAAAGTTTCATTTCTTTATTTGCCTGTTTTGAAAAATTCTTTTCTTCAACATACTTTTTAGCTTTTCTTGAATAAACTTCCATATCCAAATTAGAAGCTCTTTTTTTAGCTTCAGCCAATGTAATGCCAGTATCTTTTGCATACTTGGCATAGAAGTTATTGATTTCAGATTGCACTTCATCCATCATTTTTTGATAGATTTCTTTAATCTTCTTATCATACTCTTTTTCATCTTTGATATTTTTCAAGCGTTGCTTTTCTTCTCTCAAACGCCAATATTCAGCACTGCTCATCTATTGATTGAACATCCTTTTATCAACAATAGATTCTTTAGAAGTTTCATCTTCCTGCTTGATTTTTTCTTTTTCTTCTTGAACATCTTCAACGATTGAAAGAGAAGATAGTTGAGTATCTTTAGAAACAACTCCTTCTAAGTTTTGAGCAATTTGAGTTTCTTCAAGTACGTTTGCTGGATAGTTTTGACTAAACTTATAAGTAACATCAACCCATTTATCTTCATGAACTGTGTTGATTGGGTTACTGAAAATCAGCTTATATCTTCTATCTAAAGCACCAGTGAATTTTCTTTCTTTTGCTTTGGCTAAGTTTGACATAGAAAGCAACTTATACTTAAGAGCAATTCCTGAACTTGTACCAAAGTTTTCATCGTTGATATTAGGTGTCATAGACATTTGAAAAATCAATCTTTCTAGACGGTTAATAAGGTTTTCTTGTGAACCATCCGCATTAGGCTTTTCAAGAAATCCTACATCAATTGTATTGGATTCTTCATCAAAATTAATGATCCTGTTATTTCTAATATGAATAATTCCGTCTTTATCAACTTTTGCACCGATAATCTTTAGATATGCATCCGCAAAGTAATCAACATCATTTGCCTTTTCGCTTATTGCTTTATTGTAGGCATTGATCATTGACCATGTACTTTCAAAAGCACTCATGCATTCGGCGTTTTCTACATATTCAGTAACTGGAACACCATCAAAGCCATGAAGTGAACCTTCATCAACGAAATGCATACCACTTTTATTACTGAATTCATAAACGTAAGAATTATCACTCAAATAACCATACATAATACTATTTGAATCGTAGTAATATGTAACGAAAAACCTTGGTTCTGGAACGATTGAATCATCATATACAATAAATCCTTTGGTTGGTTCAATGTACCTGATACCCACCTCTGCATTTTCGTTGATAAAATACATTTCATAACACTTACTATAAATACTGCAGTTTTTTGAAATCTCTGCATTGTTATCATCTTGATGATTTCTCTTATCCAATTCATTGATGTAAGTAGCAACCTCTTCATCTGTTGATGATACCTTGATTGGAATACCAATAAAAAAACCGTTAAACGTATCTACTATGTATTTAGCAAAGTTTACGATTATACAGTTATCCGGTTTGTATTGTGGTTTATCCTGATACATCATAATTGGATAGAAACCTTCATATCCATCTTTTAGCTTTTTATATCTTGAACCATTTAACTGCTGGTGCTTAGCAATGTATTTATTCAAATGTTTGATATCCATTGTTTCATCATCGGAAATGGTAAAAATTTCATCTTTTGCAATTACCTCTAATGTCTTCATTAAATGCCTCCTTCTAAATCAGTGTTAAGTCCTGAGCCTTTTAAAATTGTATAGATAAAATATCTGATTGCGTCCATTGCATGGTCGTTTTGCTTGATAGGTGCATCTTCTCCTCTAGCGCTTGCTTTAGGATCCCATGCATAGACTGAAAATTCCTTAATTGTATTTCTACATTTGCTAAAAAACTTAATTTTGCATTGATTGAGCATTGTGCTTACCAATCTAATACCATTTGATACATCGTTCTTAGCTTTTTTAACTCTAAACCCTCTCTTTTTCAATTCAGCGATAAAAGAAGCAGCGGAGGGGTCTACGACAATTTGAAATATTTCTCTTCCATTAAGAAATTCAACCAAATCATCCGCATATTCACTATCAGTTTTTTGAACTTTCCTGTCACGTCCTGAATAGTAGTATTCACTAATGCAGTACCAAATGCCATCAGTTCCTTTATTCCAAAGCAAAAAGACCATGGCGTTTTGAGTACCATAGTCACAACTTACATATCTATAGTTTTTGTTATCAATCAAGCAATCACAATCATCAACAATATGCTTTTCTTTATTGAACATATCGTAAATAATACCTTCAGCAACAGTCCAAAGTCCCTTGATATATCTATCATAGAAAACTCCGCTCCATTGACTTTTATATCTTTGTTTGATTCTCTCACTTAAAGAAAGATTGTCATCCATTGTGAAATGTAAATAAATGATGTTCTTTTCTTTTGTTTTATCAATCCAATTAACTTTAAACCAATGAAATGGTCCGTCGGGGTTGCAGTTGAACCACCATTTTGAACCTTCAACAGAACAACGAGCAGTTGCTTGGTTCACGAATGATTCAGGCATCAAAGCCACTTCATCAAAGAAGCATCCTGCAAGTGTGATACCTTGAATCAAATCTTGAGAGCTTTCATCTTTACCACCAAAGACATAAAAATAATTGGTTACACCTTTTTTAGTAATTTCAACCATGTTATCAGCTCGATGATCTTTCAGTTTATATCCTCTCGACCAAAGCATCAGTTTTAAAATATTCAAAACATTACGTCTAAAAGAACCGATTGTTTTACCACACATTCCAAAGTTGCACTCACTAAAGTTAGACATGGCCCAAATCACATAAGAAAGAGACATTGAAACAGTTTTTCCTGATCTGATTGAGCCATCGGCGATAATTCCATCTTTATCTTTAACTGGTGAATTCTCAGTCCACCAATTTAAAACCTTTCGTTGTTTCTTGCTAAGGGGTTTGAATTTGAAAACTGTTCTAATCTTCTTCATCTTCCCAATCCTCTTTTGCACTAGCGTTTAATGCTTCCAAGAAACCATCATTTCCAATATTGTTTTGTTCATTTTTATCTTTCAAGTGTTCATCCAACCATTCAAGTGCTTTTAGTGAATCTGACATTTTCACTGCTTTCCCATCCATCTCGCTTTCATCCAAGAATGCAATTTCAATATATCTTTGGACTATATCATTTGGATCAAGAAGAATCTCCTGATACATTAATTCTTTCAATCGTTGTATCTCTTTTTGTATTTTAGGTTCTTTTCTTAAATCACAAGCTTTTACCATAGCTGTAGAATACTTAGCACCATATGCCAGTTGGTATGCCTTCGTAGCGTTATGATACTTCATAAAGTAAACACAAAAGAGCTGTTGTCTTTCGTTCAGCTCTTCATTTTCTACTATCTCCTTTGCTATCTTTTTAGCGACCTTTTTGGTTGCAACCTTTGGTTTTTTTGGTTGCAACTTTTTATTCTTCCAGTAGCGACTTTTCCATGACTTGACAGCACTAACTGATACACCATATTTAGCAGCTATATCTTTGTATTTCATCCCGTCCAAATAATCCCGATATGCTAACTCGTATTTCTCTTTCAAGCCATATCACCACCTCTATTTTTGATAAAAGAAAAAAGGGAGCTATTCTCCCTTATCAGTTGTAACTTCTTCCATATCATCACTATTCAATAATTTTTCTAAGGACTCTTTTAAATTTTTTGCTGTTTGTGTTGTCATCATTAAGGTACTTACAACATCACATGTGCTATCATCAAAATCACCATTATTATTTACAACTGGATAATTTTTATAAACAACCAACACTACTTCTGAATGATCTTCTTTAATTGCACAACTAAATCCATTTATATAATCTGTATTCATTTTTTCATTCTCCCTATCTAACAGCTATACCATTTATTTGAACTATTTTTTTCAAAATTCGAAAAACCTTTTTCTATATTTTTGTTACTTTCAATTACTTCCTCATTTTTTTTCATATTCATTATAAAATATTTATGAGGTGCCTTTTGTTGTTCGTTTCTAATATCAACATCCAAATATAAATTCATTTTATTACATAATTCAACTAATTTTCTAATAGTAAAATTATAATCTTTGCTTTCTATTTTTGATATCATTGCTTGCGATACACCCAAAAATGTAGCAAATTGTTTTTGATTCATATTGTTATCTAGTCTATACTTAACAATCTTACTAGATAATTTCGATAAGATTTGTGCAGAAACTATATCATCCTCATCAATAAAATCCTTAAATAAATTTATCAAATTATTCATTGAAGAAATTTTTTCACTTGTCTTTCTCATTCAAAATCTCCTCCTTTATATCTTCTAACCTTTCTTTAGCAATTGCAATATAACCGCTGTAATCTGTTTTGCTTTTCTTAGCTCTTTCAAAAAATGCAACTAAAAATACAAACTTTTTTTCAACATACGTTCCTAAAATTCGTATATTAAATACTTTAGATTGTATATGTAATGAATAACACTTAAACTCCGTGCAATGCTTTAGTATTTCATTAGAATTAGCTTTTGATACACCATATTCAGATAACGTTAAAATATAATCTAATTGTTTTACAAATAGGTTAAAAAAATTTTTTTCCTGTCCTTTGATATTATTTTTCATAATATACATCAAATCATCTAAAAAAAATTTTGGAACAATAAATTTATCCTCGTCTAAATATTCATTTAACATTCGCAGTGCTTCATAGAATTTCATTCATTATTATTCCCTCCTTGCAACCATTTTATAACCTATATGTAATTTTTTCAATGCTATTTTTCATTTATATTAACTTTATGTTATCCTGTACACATATATTGTACAATAATTAACACTTATATTTTATTTGATAGCAAAATAAAAAGCAACCGAAGTTGCTCTAATTAGTATTCCTATTTTCTGTTTAAATTATTTTTAAGCTGCTTTATTAAAAAAATAAAATCTATAAACATAACTATTAATAAAATTAACGAAAGTCCTAAAATATATTGGTTGATTATTAATATTTTTCTATTATACAGACAAAATTGTCTAATAATAACATATAATATAATATTCACAATACTTAATATCGTACTGCTATAACCTGTATAAAACAAAATATCTATAAAATCATTTTTAAATAAACTTTTAATATAATCATAACCAATTAAACTCAACACTATTGATAATCCAGTAAAAATAAATCCCGTTAATGTTGCTGAAATCGAAACGAATGAATCCAAATTATTTTTTATTGAATTTCCTGATAAATATTTCGAAAAAAACAAATATACCGAAGTATAAAACATAGCACATGAAAATGTCTTCAATAAATAATTTGTTTTATATTTTACCTTTTTTGATATAAAAAGAGAAACGACTCCGATAAAAATTATTAAACCAATCAGTATATTTTTTATCATTATTATCATTCCTCCTTCTTTATACGTATTATTGTATATAATCTTCAAGTGTATTTTTCATGTTATTATATTCTCTAATAATGATTTTATAAAAATCATCAGCTGTATTTAACAACAGCATATCAATATATGTATATGTTGAAAATTTATAATCCAACAAATTGTAATTTATCATCTCTTCCTCTTCATTTTTTGCATTTAACTTCAAGGACTTCAAATTATCACCATGTTCACTGATTAATGTTTCTTTTATATTAAATATATCCTCTATTCTATGTGTTATAGATTTAGATCTAGCAGGTCTTAAACTTACAGTTATTACAGATTTATCCGTATTTAAATTTTGTAAACTTCTTTTGTTAATACCTGGAATATCTTTAATAACTTCATTTTTAGGATTACAATAAGAAAATTCTATTGTTCCAAGAGTGCTTTTGCTTGCTAATTTTCTAATTACATCATCCGTTGTAATTGGTACACAAGTAAATTCAACATTATCAATCATATCATTAATAAAATTTGAGAATATCGTTTTACTTGGAGTTCCAGATAATACCAAATATGAGAGTATCATATTTGAAAAGTCAAGGTATAAATATGTGTATGATTCAATATTTTCATTGTCTTGTAGCTCAATATTAATCAAATTTCCTGTTACAAAATCTCTTTTACCAATTGTATTTTCATTTGCTTGCTTTCCTATACGTGCAAACAATTCACTATCATTAAGTTTAATAAATTCTATAATATAATTAGTTGAAAACATCTCAAAATTTTTAAATTTATATTTATCATCATTAGCTTCTAAATCATTATAAATATTAGTTAAAGATTGCCTTATATCCTCCTTTGACATTTTCTTTTTTTTCTTATCACTTAACGCATATGCTTGAACTTGAAAAAAATTAATTCTTTTTTTTATTGGTTTATTAGACATAATAATTCCTCCATATAAATTAATATCTATAATCATTCTATAATATTTTCTATAATAAACAACTTATTTTTCATCTTAATTATACCTATACAAAAAAAATAGTATCTCTGTATTGTTCTTTAAACTCCTTTAAATAGCATTTAAACAAAAAAGCTCTCGTTTGAGAACTTTTTAAAATAGTACATCACTAGGGAAATATAATCTTTGGTTTCCTCTCTTCAAAAAAACCACATTACCATAATACCACCAAATGAGGGGAGAATCTTCCACATAGATGCACTTTTTTGCTATTTTTATAATAATTTTTTCAAAATATTGTCGGCTTTTCGATACAAGCTTTTGTTGTTAGTAATGTTGTAACGTTCCATGCATTGCCATTTTGGAAGATTAAAGTAGAAGTCTTCAATGAACTTTCTATCAAGCACATCCATCTGATCTAGATAATACTCAACAGTTTCAATACGCACATTCCAAAATTCAAGTTCAGCCTCAAAAGAATCGTTACCGTATTTTTCAACGTAGTTGTTGATTGCACTTGTCAGCTTATCTTTTTTTGCTATCAAGTGATTATACTTGTCAACACTATCCTGAACAAATCCACCTAGTCCATCACTTTTACCAGGAGACTTGATTTGACTTAATTTTCCCTCTACCTCTAAAAGCTCATTTTTAAGCGATTTGAGAGGAGTTTCATACTCCTCGATTAATTTGTTGCGTTCTTTAATTAAACCCTTGTACGCACGAAATTCATTGCGCATAATTGATAATGTGTGTATTGGTATCATCTATTACCCTCCTTCTTAACATTTCTTAACTGCTTATTTCTCATATTTAATTTGTAGCAAAAATTTTATAATTGCTTTTTGATAAATCTCCTCTACTTACATAGCTATAAAATGTCCCTATCGTTATGCCTAACTTCTTTGTTATTTCATTTGATGTTCCTAACATAACAACGTTTTCTTGTTTATCATAGACTATATATTCTTTTTTAGACTTATTCATTGTTTTTTACTCCAATCTAGATGTTGTCCGCAAAAATGACAGTATTTTGGCTTATATTCAGCACTTGACCATACATTTGTAATTCTTTGTTTGCAATTAGGACAAACTTGAACCATATCACCGTAAGAATCAGGAACCCAAATAGCCTTTTTAGGTTTATCTTTGTTTACTAACTCCTGCAGGTTTGAAATTGCTGTTTCAACTGCCTTATTGTAATGGCCACAGTAGTATTTGATGCAACTTAATGAGGCTTGATATTTATTCATCATCTCTCATACACCATTCTTTCCAACTTTCAGGATGACAATTTGTTCCATAACTGTTTATTCCGCAAGGATAAGCATGTGTTAGCTCTTTACATGCTTTATCTAATGCTTTTTCTAATTGATCTATGTAACTGTTTAGCGCTTGTTCATATAATCCACTATCAAATGTTATATTGTATCCAAATTTATTAGCAAACTTAAACTTTTCATTTGTAAAATAATCTTCTATTTTTGGTCTATCCATTTTCTTCAATCCAATCCAACTCCTTACATTGTTGGTATACTGCTTTTATTTCATCTATGGTTAAAGCTGCACTAGATTTAACTGTTTTATTTTTTAGGTTGAAAACTATATGTTCATATCCACGCTTTTTCTTATATGATATGAAGTGGCTTGTTCCACCAAGAGTAAATGTGTCAAAACTGTATTCATATCCTAGCTTTATAAACATTTCCCTTGCTGTCATAACTTTTCCAACCTTTCTTGTTCTCTTTTGGCTTTTTCTACTTTAAAAGCCAACACTTGATCATCATCAATATTAAACATCACTTTTAATTGATATAGCATAATTTCAACGTCAGCTATTTCTTCGATTAAATTAGCATAATGTTTATCATTTGGATAACGAAGAAATTTATTAATTGCTTGAATAAGTTCAGCACATTCTTCCATCGTTTGTCTGCATTGCGGTTCTTTGCCATATTTTTCAAGCGATTGTCTAAATATCCTTTTTGTTTCCGTTACTTTATTTAGAAATTCATCAACATTAAATTCTTCTATTTTATTCATCATCTATTACCTCACAATTTTCTACATTTCTTTGTATTGATTAGCTCTTTTTCTTTCTTCTTTTAGTTCTTTTAATATAATGAAAAGTCGACGCTTTTCTTTATCTTTTTGGAGATAAAAATCATGAATATTCTCAATAAAAATATTTGATTTTAAATTTTCTTTTGAAAGAGCAATTTTTCCTTTATGCTCCGCAAATAATTTTTGAATTTGGAAAATAGTTGTTGGAATTTCTTCAACAATTTTATCATTCTCTTGATAATAATATGGCTTGTTAATATAATTATCAGGTGCGTTTTTTAAATATTTTAATTCTGGTCCAAACAAAACTGATAAGTAGTTTAAATTATCACAATATTCTTTTGCTTCTTTTTCGGAAATGAAAATTTTAAAATATTCATTTTTAGAGGCTTCCTCAAAACCAATATCTTTATATTTCCACACGGCTTTTTCAATGTGCAAACGTAAAGTATAATAATAAAATCCGCCACCTACTTGTCCAACAATATCACCGAAATAATTGTACTCATAATCAGGCATTTCAAATTCAGTTTCTTCAATTTCTTGTGCCTCTCCTCGTTCTTTTTTATTGTTAAAAACCTTTAAATCAAACCCCCGAAATGAAGTTACACCTTTGAAAACACAACTTCCTTTATAATAACCATAGGCTTCTTCATAAATTACATAAAATTTCATTTCAAAATCTACTCCTTATCTAATTTTTCAATTTCCTGTTTATTCATTTTTGTTCCTCCTCTTCTTTTAGTACCGTTTTTTCTGCAATCTACAGATTTTTTTACATCTTCTCCATAATAAGGTTCAAAATTTTTCATACATATTACCCACTTTCTTTTAAAATCCATTCCAAATTTTCTGATTTTTATATTCAAAAACTTCCTTATCTTTAAAATCTTCATTAGATAAATCTTTAATTCTTTTTCTTGATTTAGATATGTATAATTTAGATCTAATTTTTGTATTTGGTTGTTCTCTTTCTAACATTTCATCAAAATCAAGGATTGATTGATACTGTTCTTTGTGATTATCTTTCATATATTCAAAAAAATAGTTTGTATGAAATGGGCAGAAACAACAAGCACTCGCTTTTGTATCTAAATCCCATTCTTCTAGAATATATTTATAATTGTCTGCTCTAGTTAGTTTCATGTCTACTAGAGGAAATTTATTGATAAACATCTTATGCTTGTTTTCTTTGCATCTGTGTTTTTCTTCTAATGAAAATCCTAAATGCATTTCATGCGCTTTTAGATCTTCAACTTTAACACGTTGATATTTGACATAGCCAAGCAGTTTATACTTAACAAATTTAATGATTTCATTTATCTTGTAATCCAGGGTGCAATTACGCATCATCTTACCTTTTTTACCATTTTCATCAACCGACCAAAATGGAATTGATACAACTCTATGCTTGCCGAAATTATCTAAATAGTCTTGATATAAATGAGTGTCTAGAATGTAGAATGGGATTCCTGCATTTTCACAAGCGTTTTTAATAAAGTCAACTTGTTGATAAACCCATTTCGGTTCATTACCTAGATCACAAAATATGATAGCGTCATATACAGGAACTTCTTTGTATTTGATTTCTTTTTTGTTTTCACAAGACATTAACGCTAATGCAGTTGATTGCATTCCTGCACCACAGCTTAGTATTTTCATTGTTTTATTCCTTTATTGATTTCATAATCAAAACCTATTCCCAATATAATCTAACAAGCTTGGTTGATCTTTGCACATCCTCAAAGAACAACGCTTCTTGTCATGATTGAAATATTTACATGATGGACATTTCTTACGATCAATTGGTTTTGCGATATCTTCTTTTCTCATTTGGAATTACCTTCATCTTTTTTTGGTGGACAATATTCTAAACACCAATCACTAGGTTCTTTACTCATGCAACAGCAAAGAGGAAAAAGTGGACACTTTCCTTCACATTCATTTTGAGAATTGCAATAATTTTGAATTGTTTGCAATGAAACATATTCATCTATGCTATTTATCCATATCATTCATCATAAACTCCAAAAATGTATTTTTTAATATTATCTTTTCCTGCTTCTTTAATAGCTTGGTCTATTAATTCATCATTGTCAAAAAAGATTATTCCTTGGCTTTGACAGGTATCAACTATAGTTTTTCTAATTAAATTATCCTCGTGATCATAAAAAAAATAATAATTACGTTCACCATTTTTAAATCTTCTTCTACCATACTTTAACAAAGTGGCTTCAACTCTACGTTTTTCAATCTCAAATTTAGCTTCTTCTTTAGTTAAGAAACAACTGCCAAGCGATCTTCTTGCAATGTCGGTATCATAATTGTTCCATTTATCAGAAATAAACATCCCAAAAGAAGAAAAATACCAATATATATCGTCTTTTTTTAAATCCCACACCGTTTTAGGTTTAGGTGGAGTGAGAAACTCTTTTAACTTTTCCTCATCCACTTCGTATCCTTTGTATTTTTTTGCAATTTCTTCTACTTTAATCATTTTCATTACTACCTCCAGCATATAAATCAAATATATTGCAAACTAATTGAAGCGCATCTTCTTGTGCACTATCGTTTTGTGTGATATATTCACTGCCACATGGTTTTGCTAATTCATGATCTTTAGCATACGCATTTATTAGATTCATGATTTTTGATTCAATGTTCATTTTCTATTTCCTCTAACTTTCTCTAAATATTTGTTTTGTTTTTAAGAATGTATAATTATCAAGTTCTCTTACTTCACCATTTCTATTTTTAGCAATTTCAACGGTTACTTCTTGATAGTATTTCTTTTGTTCTGGTGGTGTTTCTCTTTGTTGGCTTTCTTTTAGCAAAAGCACATGAGTAGAACTGTTTTCTATTTCTCCTGATGATTTTAAAGAGGACATGCTTATGTTATTGGTTTTGATTGAAGCTCGATCAAATTGACTTGCCACGAAAATGATAAGATTGTTATCCAAAGCTAGATTTCTTAATTCCTTCATACAATGAGTAACCTTGTCATATTCATTTCTACTGAAATTCCTATCTTCAGTTTCTAATAATCCAATATGATCCACAAACACAATATTGATTTTGTTTGGATCTAACGCATTAAGAGTTACTGCCTTTAGTTCCTCTATTGAGATAGAGCCACTTTTAATATAGGAATTATTGTTTTGTATTTTATCCCTAGCTTTTATATAGAAGTCCTCATTGATGATACCTTTGTTAAATTCATCAACTTTATGATCTGAAGTAATTGCCAGTAATCTCTTAATCATGATTTTCGGTGAAACCTCTAGATTGAAGTAATGGCACTTGTACAGGTTCTTGTATTGTGACAAGGATTTGTACAGGTTTAATAGAAATGCCGATTTACCAAAGCCACTAGTACCTGCAACCGTCACTAAATCAGTTACATCCAGTTTGAGGAAAAGGCTTAAAATACCAAACCCATCTATAACAATCCCTTGGCTATCATCTGATATCATTTCGTCAATCATATCCTTAGATAGTGCTTCAACCTCTATTTCACAGTTTAGCTTTACAATCTCAGTCAACCTCGAATAGTATTCATTCATTGAGATTGTTCCACTTACTGCACCTAACTTTATCAACTCATCCTTTTTGTAATCTTCTAAAATCAATTTAGCATATCCCAATGCCATGGATTCTTTGTCACTATCAGCATACATGTTGTTGATATATACCTCTGTGACAAAACCCTTTACTTCTTCAAGAGTCATGTAATCAAGCATATGCTCAATATCCATTTTGTTTTCATTCTTTAGATAGCGATAAAACTTCTTGTAAAGACTACTCATGAAGTAATCTTCACTAAATTTGATTTTGTCTACTAATTTTCTATCATTGGATAAAATGCTTAAGAATTGAAATTCATTGTCATATCTTTTTACGTTGTTATCATTCATAACCATCCTTCATCTTAAGCTTCTTCCTAATCTCATCCAATTCTTCTTGTTCTTTTAAGTAGACTTTGTATTTTTTGAACTTATCTTGATAATCCAAATAAATATCATTTTCTAAAAATGTTCTTGAATACATCATTGAAGTTCTATCACTTGCATTTTCTTTTGAATATTCTTTAGCAGCGAAAATAACTAGATCAATTTCTTCTTCATCAAATTCATGTTCCTTCCATGCTTCATAAGTATCTTTCTTCGAACCTTTCTTTTGATATGCCTTCCAAAATCTCACAAAATCATCATCAAAAATTGTTGTAGTTGTAGGAGTATCATCAGATACTACTACATTCTTTATATTCTTTTCATTCTTGTTAGTGGTTAGTTGTTGGTTAGGCGTTGGTTGATTATTGGTTAAAGGGTTGGTTGCTGTTTGGTATTCATCATAATTATTTACTGATATAACAGTACCTTTAGGACTTGTTGAGATGGTTAACTCGTTGGTTAGTTTTAGATGCTTTAATGCAGTCCTTACACTTTGTTCTGTTAAACCTGTTTCTTCAGCAATAATTTTCCTACTGGTAAAGAAACTCCCTCGTTTAACCACATCACCTTTATATCTTTGATCTTTATGATTTGCTTTTAACAAGCAATAGATAAAGACGTGTAGCGTACTCGAATCCTTGAACCATTCCCAATTTATCATTGACCTATACAATTTGAAAAAACCTAACTTTTTGTTTTCCTCAAACGACATACTAACCACCATTTTCTTTCAATAATTCTACAATTCTATAACCTGTTTCCTCTTTCTTGCAAAAGTGAAACTCAACACCATATCTTTCTATTTGCGTGTTCATCCCTTTGTACAACATTTCACCAGTCATAAAACGTTGATGAAACATACTGTTTGGATTCCACCACTTTTTAACATCTTCAATAGATTTTATTTTGTCATCTTCAATCAGGAAGATAAGCTTTATTCCGTTTTCATTTGCTCTTATCATTTCTCGTTTGAAACGTGCATGATCTGCACCCATATTAACTGCATATTCTCCAATAGATTGTTTTCTATCAATCGCACATTTGATATTTGAAAATGACATGTAATCACCAACATCAAGCTTTTTAATAAGATATTGAACACCTTGATTATCAAAGTGTTCAAATATCCTTTCAGTTTGACTTGGTTTTTCTCTTGTATCCACTTGAATCAGCATTAGAATTGAATATCATCTTCCATGATGTTGAAACTATCACTTGTACCAGTATTAGATACACTAGGATTAGTAGAAGCACTAGATGATGATTTATTTTTATCTACTGGTTCAATAGAATATTTGTGTTCTGCAATATTTTTAACAGTTGTAAAAGATGGAAAATCAGTTCCTTCTTTTTCATCACCAAACTTATCAGTATAGATATTCTTTTTGTAAATGACACCAACCAATTTACCTTTTAAATCGTTTGTTTCATTATTCCATTTAAATGCTTGATTTGATTCTTCTAAATAATTTAATAGATCCGCAAATGCATATTTAGCACCTGTATATTGAAAATTAAAATTCACTACAGCTTTTTTATTCCATTTATCTGGAACAAATTTTGTTCCTCCACCAGCTTGTTGATATTCTTTTAAATAAACATCCTTGAATTCTCCTTGAGCAATGTCAAAGAAAACCTTAATTGTTTCTCCTTCCATGCCAACATTAACGATTTTTCCTACATACCCTCCTGGTTGTAAGAACTTTCTTTCATATTCTTTTCTGTTGAAATTTAATTGCATTTCTTTTGTCTCCTTCTATTTGATTTGAATGTTTTGCTTTTCTTCTAAATGACAATAATTACTCATATTGTCTTTAAGCCACTTCTTAATGGCTGTTTTATCCAATGATTCAGTTACTTTGGTTTTGTATAAATCAGTCAAACCTTTTTCCTTGAAATCATTCAATAAAGCTACTGCATCATCAATTGCAACTGATGTTGACTTTCTAAAACTGATAACAACTCTTGGTGTTTCAATCTTCTTAATGCCATTTTCTAGCATAAAACTAGATAAGAAAGTTTTGGTATTGTTTACCTTGTTTTCTAAAACCTTTTTTCTTTCCGTTAGCGCTTTGATTTCATCATCTAAAGCTTTTACATCACTTTCACGATTTTTATTGATTAAAGCTAAATATGAGAGTTTTTGCTCCATATTTTCATTTAATTGTGTGAAGAGAATTGGATCAGTAATTTCTCCAGTTTCTTCATTTACAAGATTTTCAATTTCTTGTGGAATTTCATATAACTTCATTTATTTTTCCTCCTTTAAAATTTTAATTAATGCTATTGCGTTATTGATTGATAAAGATGGTTTTGTAATGCATCCATCAACCAATTTATAAAAATCATTGCCCATATCAAATTTAACGTAGTCTCCAACTTTTACATCATCAACATAGTGATATTGGTTATGTGTACAATTCTTTTCTTCTTGAGTAAGCTTCTTTTCAAACTTGATTAAACTAATTGAATTGGTAAGTTTTAATTCCAAAGCTCTAATACCTAGAGTTGATAAGCTATCTTTAACAATCCAATTATTTTTGTTTAGAATGAATTCTCTTCTTTGATCATTATTCTTGAGCATTTTCTTCAACTCCTAATCCGTAATATTCTCTGATAACCTCATCTACTTTTTTTAGATCATTATCAATTTCTTGTTCTTCAAACATTCCCATTGATGTTTTAGCGGTAGTAGTACCATCACTGTTGGTTACGAAAACATGATTACCATCAATGATTTTTGCAAATAATACATTTTCAAATAATGCTTCAAATGTACCTAATTGTGTATCAATCAATTTACCTGCAGTAATTGCTCTAGATTTTCCTGTATTTGTATCAACTTCAACATGATTCAAAAAGTAAACAATGACATCATCATTTAATGTTTCAATGTAATTTTTTAAGTCAATCATATGGCCTGCAATTTCATTGTATTTTGCATAGCCACCTTCTTTTGCTCTTTGTTGTTGTTCAAAGAACATAAGATAATCACTGTCATCAATAACAAAGGTTTTAACCTTATCTTGGTATTTCTTCATTGATTGTTTGATAACTTCATAACGTTCTGAATAAGCCATATTTGTCATTTTGATAACATTGATATTGCTTTTAAAAGGAAGTCTTGACTTATGCAAGCTAAATACTAAAACTTCACTCTTATTAAAATTTCTTAAAGAAGCTGATTTGCCAGCTCCACTTTCACCATTGATTAAAACTGCTAAACCCATTTAAAATTCCCCCAATTCTTTGTCTATTTCTTTGATGATTTCCTCTTGCTCATCAAGAGCATCATCTAACTGTTTTCTTATTTCTGATAGAATACTTTCAAAAGGTTTAATTGTAATTCCTAAACCCACATCATTATTAAGTAGGTCTTCTACACCTTTTAAAAAGTAATCTATGCCACTGATTTCCTTTTGCCATACATCAAGCTCTTCTAAACTGTTTTTTAATTCTATTACTGTATTATTGATACTGTTTCTAGATTCAATTAGATTTTCATCTGTCATATCGTCCATTTTTAAGCATTCCTTCATATTTAGAAAGTTCTTGATTCAACGAACTACTTAAACTGAAATCAGCACTATCCCAATGATCTTTCATATCTAATAGAAACACCTCGTGTTTTAGATGTTCTATCTTTTCTTCTAGCTGCTTCTTGGTCACTAATTTCACTCCCTCTTGATGTAAATTTCTTTATATTTAACACCAAAGCTATTACTTTGATGTTCCACCCATACGTCAATCACGTTATTTTTAACTGCTCCACCACAATCTTCAGCCACGTAAATTTGGCCATCAATCATGATTTCACTCCCGTATGGGATTATTTGGGGGTCTACAGCGATTGTATGGTTGACTTGAGCTCTAACTCCTGTAGCGGTTAGATCTCCATACTCATCTTCTCCGTACCAATACGCGGTAATTCTAAAGACCCCTAGAGCTTTTCATTTAGAAAGCTCTTCAACTTCTTTTTGTAGTTGGTCCTTTTCAACTGCAATACACTCGTACATTGCTTTGTACTTTGTATATTCTTGAAGCTGACCTTGCATATCATTGAGTTCATCCTTGTACAACTCAATTTGTTTACTTTGTTCTTCATACTTTGCTTCTACTAATTTAGCTTGAGCATAACCAGTTCCTGCAAAGATTAAACTTGCTACACAAGCACCAAACAATGTAACCTGTGCTTTTTGTGTTAATTTCATATTTGCAATTCCTCCCGAATTTGTTTATAATTTGTTTGCGTGTTGTGCACTTGTCTTTTGATGACGAGTGCTTTTTTCATTTAAAGAATTAAGCAATGCAATAATCAATTGCTCACTAGGACTTCTGCTGAACTTATTCATGTAGTCCTCAAATGCTTTTCTTGGAATGTGTACGTTTCTTCTAGTACCAGATATTGCAACACTTCCAGGAAAACATCCTTGTTGAATTGCATTGATTATGAATTCTCTACTCTTGTGAGTAATCTTCATGACTTCTTCAACTGAAATGTTGTTTTCATCCATGATTTATCCCTCCTTTCATAATGACCTGACTAAAATTGCAAGACAGTTACCAATAAAACAAGAAACTGTAATAACTGCTGCTATACCTTTAGATGTCATAACTTACCCCTCCTTTTTGCTTTGCTAATAGTTCTTGCTAATTCCCACCATGATTTTTCATACCAATCACGACTTTCTTTTAAAACCACACAAGTGATGATTAATACAACATTAAGCAAAATTGAAATACATAAAATCCATTTCATAACTACTTATCCTTTCTAATTAAAAACTTCATCAAATACTTGTTTACGCAATTTGTTATGTTCATCTTTGGAAATAAGTTTCAATTCATAGGCAGTAGCAAGAACACCACATAAATACATATATTGGTTTGATACAGCTGTATAACATGTATCCAGCTTTGATTGTTTTTCTTGACATTCTTCAATTAAACAATCTTCAAATTCTTTTCTTGCTTCATTTCTTTTTTTTATTTGTTCATCAAGAAAATCCTTTTCAAATTTAATTTTCTTTTTGATAACTTCAATTTGTTCTGCTTTAGTCATAACTTTCTCTCCCTTCTACTACTGACCACCAAGGAACCAACCTCTTTAGATAAAAACTTGTATGGTATTAGTTTTTTTGTTTATAATCAGTAAATCATCAATGCTATTTTGGCAATTATTGGAGGTTTTGAGATTGGCTCCTGGATGATCAGTAATTTTTTTAATTTTTTCGACATCCTTCATCTCTTTCTTTATAATTAAGTTATCGGTACGGCAATATCGAAATTTAATTAGAAAGTGAGGTGAAACACACTATGCTAGCTTCTGACATTATTGAAATCATTGGAATAATTGCATCAACAACTGTAAGCATTGTTGCTATTGTTATCTCGTTAATAACTTTGAAACAAAACAATAAAATGATTGAAGAATCAACTAGACCTGTAATTTCAATATACTCTCGTTATTTTGACGGTAAGCTTTATATAATCACCAAAAACTTTGGCTCTACAAGTTGTATTATCGATTACATAAATTCAGATATGAATCTCACAAAAGAAGAAAGCCAAGCAATGCAAGGAAATCCATTTGAAAGAGCATCTGGCGCTACAATTCCTCCAAACGGTCAACTTATTTGTGAACTTATCCCATATCGTTTAAAAACAAGAAAATTTAATTTTGAAGTAAAATACCATTCATCTGCAAATACTTATACAGATTCTTTTTTTCTAGATTGTGATGCAAGTAACCCATTCCCAGATATGCATACCTCTGTTAATGGAGCTGATAAATCTCTTGAAAAAATCTCTAGAACAATGGAAGATATTTTAAAAATCAAACTCTAGGATGGATTTAATCTATCCTTTTCACTTTTGTTTCCACTTCCAAAATTGTAGGTATATTTTCCGAAATATATCTTGCATCATTAACACTTACACCTTTATCAGCTAATAGATTAATAACTTCAATCGTTATCTCATCCAATTCAGCAATTGTTTTTTGATTATTCATTCAGTATCTCCTTTCATCATTGCGACAAGAATTTATTAACAAAGTAAACTTGTCCTTTACCTGTAACTTTAGTAGTCAACGTAATTCTTGTACTTCCATCTGGGTTGCTGATGGTTCTTTCTTTAACTTCAAACAATCCCATATCCATTGCTCTTTGAGTTGGTTGATTTCTTCTTGAACCACTTTTAATCAAGTAACCACTCTCTCTCATCCACTCAAACAAGCGATTTTGACCGATTTCATAACCGTTTTGTCTAATAAGCTTTGCTAACTGACCTATCAAGATTGATTCATCACTAGCACTTACTGCATCAGCAAACAATGCCTTTGGTTTCAATTCTTTGTTTTCTTCCATCAATGCCTTAACTTGCTTTCTTGAATATTCCAAAGCTCTATTCATCACCGCTTCAGGACTATTCCATCTTCTTTCTAGTTCCAAGAAGTATTGGCGAACTTCTTTACCTTTGTCACTTCGTTGGATCATTGCAATTTCTTTTGCCATGTCGAGAGTGATTTCATAATCAGTCGATGGTCGACCACCTTTAGGGTTTTGGACAATTTTGTCCATAACTTCTCGGTAATCAATTTCTTGACTAAACCCGTATTCAGCCATTCTTCCAAACCACTTTTTAAATGGAGTTTCAATTTCTAAAAACTCATGTAATTCTCTTGCTGATAATGTAATGCGGTCATTGGCATAATTGACCTTTAACAATTCGTTCATTTTGATTTCCCCTTTCTTAAAACAACTTATTGAAATCATTTATGAGGCTTTCCAATCTTTTTGTTCCATTTTCTACTTCAACAATGATTTCTTTTAATTTTGTGAGTTGTTTTAGATTCATTCTTTGTAAAAGCTTTAATAGTTCTAAAATTTCTTTTTGATTTAAGCCATTCATAAATTTTTCACTTTCATTTATTTTTTGAAACAATTCATACCTCTCGTTGAACAAATCACTCATTTTTATGAAATCAACATAATTTTCTTCTTGATCAACAAGTTCTAATTCAGGCATCTTTCTTTTTCTACATTCATCACACATGCAAATGTAATTCACTTTGTAGATTTGATTACCATCTTTTACGAATAAATCCATTCATGAGATTTCTCCTTTCATGTAAGTTTTTCATTTTTACTTATGTTTCCGTAAGTTAATCTGTAAAAAAAATACGATTCACTTCTTCAGAGGAAAGGTCTAATAAATCTGCTATAATTCTTATTTCTTCCCTATAAAAATCACTAAATCCTCTTTTTTTACGATAATAAGTTGCTTGATTAATTGATAATCTTTTAGCAACTTCTTCATTTGTCAAACCGGCTTCCTTGGTTTTTGCTTCAAGAGCAATCCAATTCATTAACACCACCTCCCGTTTCTTTCGACACATTTAGAATATCACTTGCGTTTACGTAAGCCAATACATTTTTGCAAGTTTTTTTGTTTTAATTATAATTACATTGCATAAATGCAAGAAAATGCTATAATATTATTTGAAAAGGAAGTGATAATAATGAATATTAATAAATTCATAAAAAATAGAAGACTTGAATTAGGATTAACAATGCTGGATGTAGCAAAGGCATGTGAAGTTAGTGAAGCTACTGTTTCAAGATGGGAAAGTGGAGATATAAGTAATATGAAGAGAAGCCGCATAGCTTCTTTAGCAAAAGTTTTACAAATATCCCCTGCTATTATCGTAGGTGTTCAAGATGAATTTGAATATTCATCTTCAGGAATTGATTTTACTCGTGTCCCACTATATGACTCTATTTGTTGTGGCAACGGTGGATTTGTTGATGAAAATATAATTGATATGATTCCAGTACCCAGCAAAGGATTGAATCCCCGTGCTGAATATTTTGCACAATATGCTAAAGGTGAAAGCATGAAGGATGCTGGCATTAATGATGGAGACCTTCTTATTTTTGAAAGAACAGATAAAGTTGATGATGGAGTTATTGGATGTTTTTGTGATGAAGATAATGTTGCTACATGTAAAAAATACAAAGAACTTAATGGAATAGTAATGTTACAACCTATGAACATTGAATTTGAACCAATTATTATTGATCCATTAAAAGATAACTTTAGGTGTTTAGGCAGATTAAAGAAAGTTATAAAAGATTTTGATTGGGAGGATTAACCAATGGGATTATTCAATAAAAAAGAATTAAAACGTATAGCTGAATTAGAGCAACAAATCAATATATTACAAACCGAACTAAATGAGAATCAAAAATTTATGATGGATAATCATATAACCGATTGTCAATCAGCAGATAATTATTTAAAAGATATTAAAGTTAATATCTATCAACTAGAAAGTAAAAAGTCTGATTTAGAAGTTTCAAATAATAAATTAGATGAAACAATTCAAGAAAAAAATAACATATTAAACGATTTAAACGAATCAGTTAACAAGCAAGAAAAAACACTTGATAATCAAAAATTTAAAGTTCAGCATTTAAAAAAATATGCAAAAGAAATTCAAAAAGCAATAGATGATTTTCATATGTATGAAGATGCAACCACACTATCTCAAATTGATATAGAAAAATATAATGAGTTATTACCTACAATTGAGATTAAATTAAATTGTTTAAATATTGCTGAATTAAGAAAAGAATTTAGAGAAAATGATAAAAAAATAAAGGATTTACTAAAAAAATATGAAAGTAGATATAAAACCAAAGCTAACCAAACAATTTATAAGCTTATGGTTATTGGTTTAAACGCCGAACTTCAAAATGCTTTATACAACTTAAAATACGATAAAGAATCAAAATCTATAGACTATATCAAAGAAACATGTAACAAATATCGTTCCATTGCATCAAGTGGAAATCAATCCATAGCTAGCACAGTTAATAAATTTATCATTGAATTAGAAGAATATTTTATAGATGCAATTCATATTGAATACCAATATTATATTCTCAAAGAAAAACAAAAAGCTGAACAGGCAGCAATTAGAGAACAAATGAGACAAGAAGCTGAAGAAAGAAGAATCCTTGAGCAACAAAAGAAACAAGTAGAAAAAGAAGAAGTAAAATATCAAAATGAAATGGATAATGTTAAATCATTGATAGAAAATACAACAGATCAAGAAATGATATTAAAATATCAAAACAAAATTAAAGATTTAGAAGAATTACTTAAACAAGTTGAAGATAAAAAAGAAGAAATCATTAATAGACAAAATGGGAAAGCTGGTAACGTTTATGTCATTTCAAATCTCGGTTCTTTTGGAGAAAATGTTTTTAAAGTTGGTATGACAAGACGTTTAGAACCTTTGGATAGAATCAAAGAATTAAGTAGCGCATCTGTTCCATTTTCTTTTGATGTACATGCAATGATTTTTTCTGAAGATGCTGTTGGTCTAGAAAATAAACTACATAAAATTTTAGACAATTATAGGGTTAATAAAATCAACTTAAGAAAAGAATTCTTTAAAATTTCACTTGATGATATTGAAAAAATTGTATATGAACAAGATCCTGCATCTGAATTTAATAAAACAATGTTGGCTGAAGAATATAGGCAATCTTTATCAATAGAAGAAGCATCTTCAATTAAAAATTAAATATTTCATAAAGAATTTTATCAAAAGAAAAAAGATTTATTAGATTTATAGAATTACCAGCAAAGGAGAGTGCGAATGAAAAATTTTTTAAAAAAACAAAGACGCAATTCATATATATTTTTATTTATACTACTTATTATTTGCTGCATATTAGTTTTTATTGCAACTAAATTTGAAGGATTTGTGAAAGAAGCATATAACATAGTTTTAATTCCAGTTTTATTAGTTGTAGTAAATAAAATTTTAAGTTTCTATTTAGACACTTCAAATAAGCCAAAATTAATGAATGATGCAAAATTATTTCACGAATGTGGTGTAATAACTGATGAAGAATTCAACGAAAAAAAGAAGCATATTAGAACACTACTAGAAGATATTGATTATGTTGAAAGAACTACAGAATTGCCAAAAAATCAAAATAAAAAAGTCGATGAGCAAAACAATACTTTAAGCACACAACTTGAAGAGTTAAAAAGTGAAAACAAAGATTTGCGTGAAGAAATCAATATCATAAAACAACAAAATGAAGGAATCATTAAATTACTAAAAGAAAGCAATCAAAAGAATGATTGTGTTATAAGTAGAATTGCAAAGAAAATTAAGAAGTAAGGAGAAACATTATGAAAGATACAAAAAACTACGGACCTGATTGTCTAGGTCAAGTTATTAGAATTATTGATGATACTGAAATCATTATAAATGTAGGCAATTTTTATTTAACTGTTGGTGATAAAGTTATCGTTTATACTACTGGTGATACGATAAAAGATCTTGATGGAACAGATTTAGGTGTATACGAATATGATAAAGCTACTTTAAATGTTATCACAACAACTGATAATTATTCTATTTGTAAAACTGATGCAATTTATCAAAAAGCTTCTTTTGGGATAATACCACCTATTACTGATCAAGAAGTATTTTCTGGTTATAAACAAATATCGGTTAACGAAAAACAAATAAGTCCAATTGATCTTGATAATAAAAATACGGTGCAAATTGGTGATCCTGTAAAAAAAGCAAATTGGTAATTCAAAAAAGGTTGATAATTTAAAATTAACTGTATATAATGATAGGGAACAGAAATGGTTGCATTCGATGCGACTAGTGAACTCCCTATCGTAAGATTGGGGGTTTTTACTTTATATGGATACTACTATCACATACGATAAACCTTTTAAGACTTATAACGAACTTATAGAGCTCTTGAGAGAACGAAATGTAATTATTACCAATGATGAAGCAACTAAAGAATTATTATCAGATTTAACATACTATGACTTAATAAACGGTTATAAAAACTTATATCCTTACGATGAGAATGATAAATTTACCATTCCTATTCCGTTTTATGAGTTTTATTCCCTGCATACATTTGATACACTTATCAATAATATAATTTTTAAATACATTTTATTAATAGAAAAATCATTAAAATCAAAAATATCATACACTGTTTCAGAAAACTATGGTGTAGAAACGAAGCTTAATAATTATAATACACCGACTGATTACTTGAACAGAAAAAATTATAGAAATAATGCTCAAAGAGATAATATTTTATTCCAAATAAAAGAAAGTACAATTAAATCAAAAGATGAAAGTATTCGTCACTATAAAAACAATCACAACCATTTACCTTGTTGGATTCTTATTAATGGTATTTCATTTGGGTTGACTATTAAATGGTATAACATTTTAAAACCAGTCAATAAAGATTATGTTTGTGAGAACATAGTACATAATGAAGATTTAACTCTAGATCAAAAAAAAGAATTTCTAAATAAAGGATTAACCATTTTAAGAAGGTATAGAAATAACATTGCACATGGACACAAGATATTTACAGGCAACATAAAAGAAGAATTGCCTAAAAATCAAGTACTGATTGTATCCAACGGCCTAATAAGCAACAAAGACTACCTAAACGGCATAGGTAAAAATGACTTGTTTGCTGTAATTATTATAATGGCGACGTTATTGAATAAAAGATATAAAGATATGTTTCTATTCGAAATAATTAATATATTAGAAGGATTTGAAAAATTAGAATTGTCTACAGGTAAAGGTGTACTAGAAATATTATCCCTTCCTAATGATTTTATTGATAAATTAAAACAATTAAAAGAAAAATAAAAAACTCCCCTGCTACCAACAGGAGAGTAAAATAAGGTACTACCAATACCTTAATAAAAAGGCGCTCTAAATAATCGAGTGCTTTAGCGAAATTCGCTCTAAATTATTAAGGGGGATATTGATGTGGAATCAGTATTCCCTTTAAAATATTCTGTGCTTTTTT